ATCTTCAGTCATATCTCGAACGCTCGTTGTTCCGTTTTGGATATGACATCCAATTTTTCCTGATTAGTCATTTCCGACCATTGTGCTATTTCTTCAATCGTCCTGAAACATCCAACACAATATCCCAATCGAAGGCTCATATGGCAGATATCTATACACGGACTTGGAATTTCAGGTGTATTCATATTGTTTACAGAGATAAACCTTACATCTTGGAAACATGATCTGAAACGCCGTAGCATCTGCTTCCTGGATATTTTTTACCATATACCTAGATTCTTTGTTGGTAATACCGTTTGTGAAACCATCTCCACTGCTAGTTTCACCGCAATATTCATAGATTAGTCTGTATTCTCCACAGACCCAATCACGTAGAATCCCTGGCATAAAATATTCACAGGGACCATATTCCGAATGTGGTACGTTTACCTGCATTGAGAAGAGATTGGTATCAATCTTCATAGTGACATCAATACCATCCGAGGATATTGACTTGTGTAACCCGCTTGCCATAATCAACAAGCATTCGTTTGCGAATTATTCGCCGCAGTTCGGCCACATCAAGTGTATTGATATCACCAATATAAGGAACCTTAACAGCAGTGAAAGATCCATCGTCGAAATGTACTTCTGTACGGATCTTGCCTTCGCCAAACATTTTCTTGATAAAATCAAACATAGTTTCTTTCTAAGTGGTGCCCCGGGCCGGACTCGAACCGGCATGCCCTTCGGCGGGAGATTTTCTTACCACTTCGGCTTTCGCCGCCTTACGTTCGTGGTCTGGACTTTACCTTCACCATTGCTTTTACGCTTTAGGTGTCCGCCATCAAGTCTCTACACCTTCCCTTACGGGCTTGGCTCGGTATTGGCATTTTACAGCGTTCACCGAATTTGACGGATTCTACTCTAGTCGTTTCCAACTAGGCACTCAAATTGTTCAAGTCTCCTATGTATACCATTTCATCACCAGGGCTATTCTTTAATCTACTTGCTCTTTCGTAATTTCCGCCTTTTGCAGCAAGACCTACGCTTTGCAACCAATACCTTTATTTTACGATCATTCTGGGCAACAGTCAAGAGGATAAAAATAGTAGTCGCGAAGGAAGTGTAGTGCCACAAGGTGGCCGTAATACCTTCCACTACCTGTGTGAATATTTCCCCACCTTGATAATCGCGAAGAGTAGCGCAGCACCCAATCTAACGGGCAGAGATTCTCTTCCATCATCTGTTGCACCCCTATCAAGGGAATACAACCCAACAGTTGATAGTCGCGAACAATGTACGATACTTTTCGAGTCGCAATCGGGGCACCATACCCTATGCAGCCACCTTACTTACATCGTGTTAGTTCCACTATCCGTACTTGGTTAGAGCACCTTTACTAGCGAACAATTCAACCGCATACCATTGAGTGTATACCATCCCTGGTAGTGTGGCAATGGAATAGCCTGTTCCTTGACCAGCGACTAGGAATTTATACAATTGAGAATGTCAGTTTCTTTTTCCCCATGAATTGCGCAAGATGTTCTTCAACTTGCTCGCGGGCCCACTGTGCTTCTTCAGCATTCTTGTAGAAACCGTTCAATGTACCTCTCACCCATTCGCTGTAGCGATACAGGATTCCCTTTGAGCCGCCATCCTTGTTGGAATAGCACATATAGGTGATATGCGTGGGTGTCTGCCACGGACTGACTTCCTTACAGTGTAAATTCATGCTCATGATGTTTCCTTATGTTTCGCAAGTAAAAGAATATGATAGGATGGTAGACCCTGAAGGAGTCGAACCTTCGCCTAACGATTATGAGTCGTTTGCTATTACCACATTAGCTTAGGGTCCACTATCCTATCACACTCTAGGCTCTGAATTCAGTCTTGATTCCGCCATCAATGTCGAGTTTGGAATGATCGATAGGGCCGTCCGGCACTTCAATGCCCTCGGCGCAACTGAAGACATATTGTATGAACCCTTTGCGGATTGCGGTGCGTAATTGCTCCATTGTGTCGTTATTGTAGACATCAGACGAGATAGTAACGTCGAGATGAATTTTCGTAGTCATTTTTATCCTTGGTGATTATGCGTTGCAGAAAATTGCCCACATTTGCGTGCTTTTATCGAAGAATGCGCCAGCCTCAATGAGTGCCTCGTTGAAATAGATGTGTTCGTTGTCCTCGGTGAAGTAAAGAATGTCATGCTCGGCATGGCATTCGATCTCAATGCCCTCTTCGTGGAAGACCTTCAGGATGGCAGCAATCTTTTTTCCGTTTGGCATCTCAATACTCCAGTGTTAATCCGTGTTTATTCGCCAAAATCGTCGCTGCTGGAATGTTATCAGCATCCTTCAACAACACAATGAAATCAGACACATTGTTCCATTCAGCATTAGTAAATCCCTCTGCTGGTTGAAACTTATGTGCTAACTTCAGCACATCAAGCTCAGTGTTAAGCCTACCATCCAATCTGTCTTGCAACAGGTTGCTGGCAAAACCTTTGACGTTTTCACTGAGTTTCATTTACATGTTCCTTTGGTGCGCAGGCAAGGTACCAATTCTCGCGCCGAGCGAGATACCAGTCGTACGCAACTCGCTCGGCGATTATTTTCCGGGCGGCTTGTGCAAGATTAATTCCATCGCGAGTGCAGATCTTCTGAATCTCGTGAATCAGGTAATACCGAGCCCAGCTTGCTTCACCACTCGATTGTTGAAAGCTCTGATGAACATCAAAGCGGCTGTTGAATTCAGCATCACAGGTTTCATACACCGTATCGATGTCATCGGAACTACCGACAATATCACGCATCGATAGGTTATTTCGTTTTGAGAACATTGTGTTTTCCAGTTCCGTGAATTGGACAATTAGGATTGACCACCTTTTCCGTTGGGCAACGACAACCGCGGAGTCGTTCGTTCCTCCACTTTGGATCAACAAGAATTCTTTTCGTGACCATCACGCTACCCTTTTTGCACGCTTCATTCCGCGAGCTTCCTCTTGTTCAACATACCAAAGGAGGAGTTTGGCGCGGACTTGGTCAGCGATGCTTCCATATTCGGGATCATGCTTGAAACGCAGGCTAGTCTCGGCCCAAGTCTTACGCTTCAAGAGAGCGTGGACTGCCGCACGATGTACCTTGTTGGAAGGATCAAACACGATAGTGACTGGATTCTTGAGTAGCATTTTCAATCCTTAACTGAAGAATCCCGAGAGGATCTGAATACTAATAATCCACAAATGAATGCGAGCGCATTCGTTGATCAGAATATAGTCGAGTATGTCCCTACCTGTCATGATTAGCTCCTTAATGTCTTATTGTAGCAGCATTCAACTGCCAGGTCAATTGATTATTCGTATTCCTGTATCAACTTATTTAGATGTTTGGCGTGTTGTTCGAGTTGCGGGCGATAATATTCCGCCGCCGCCCGACGAAAACCCGCCGCCGCCGGACCCGAAACCACCATCACCGCCGCCACCGACTGCGCGGCCGCCGCCGCCAACCCCGCCGCCACCTGATATTTCCACCATACATCACGAAACTGCTTTTCAGTTATCTTTCCATCAATGAAATCAAATGCGGCTTGTTTGAAGTTGTTGCTTTCTTTATTTGGATATAAATCAATCACATCAGAAATAAACTTCTTCCTGATATCGATTGGTAGAGGTGTGAATTTGGTGAAATCGTTGGTTGTGTGAGCATTGATGAAATCATCTGCCGTAAATGTTCCATATTTGATGGTATCAAAGATCATGCCTTGATCCTAGTTTCCGCTTATTTTTTAGTCAAAAAGGACTTGTAACCTATTGATTTATATAGGCCAGAATCTAATCTATACAACTCCGAAGGGGTAGATAGCGAGATTACAGATCATCGCGCATATAACAGCCGAAACGCTCATTTAATTCGTCATTGGCCGTATACCATTCGCGCGACAAGAATTCGGCAAGCTCAATAGCTTCGGACATTTGAATAAAGCTACTGACTTCGATTTCAGGAATTGAATACCATTGACCGTTAGCATCCTTCTTCAGGATATTTGGGCGTGTTGCAAGTGTTGTGTTCATGTTTGTATTTTAGTTGATTCAGACAGATTGAGCAACAGGAAATACCTGGGGTGTCGAGGTAAGTTTCTCGAGATAATCCATTGTAAGGGTGCGTCTATCTCCTCTCACAGATACACGATATCCGAGCACAAAATGATTCCATCGACACGGGGGCATAAACTTCATTAGTCGAAGTTCACCGGTCACCTTTACGGAATAAAGTTTCTGATCATTTACATTCCAGAAATATCCCGGATACTTGGTAGCAACAAACTCGCGAGGTAAAACAACCATTATGGCCCCCTGTGAAACTTAGTCCAGCGTACATATCCAATCTTCCTGCCGTTTTGTTTGATGGTAATTCGAATCCCAAATACCCATGCAACAATAAGGATGGTAAGAAGGCAACCAAGTATTACTAGAAAATAGAAACCAAGGAAGATGATAAACATTACAGCCAAAAGGCCGAAGATTACTATCCCAAGTAGTTTTAGTATTGTTGAAAACCAAGCCATTATCGTGCCTTTGTAGGAATAGCCAATGCCGCATCGAAGTCGCGGATGACAAAGGCCTTGTCGTGTGCTCATTTCGTCTCTTTTGAGCCACTATTATAACAGCGGCATGACCACGTGTCAACTAAAAGATTTGGTAGGTATCTTACCGTTTACAACGATATCGCCACCCTTTAGTGCAAAGTTCCTCTATTGCCTGGATTTCCCTCGAAAGAGTCATCCGGTGTATAATCGGATATGAGTTTGTCAATTTGTTTATATATATTATCTATAATCTTCTTATTTTCGCGTTCATTGCGAAGCATCATTCGGATAATGTTGCGAGCATGTTCGGGTTCTAGATCCTGTACAAGTTTCATATCACCCTCCTTGGTGACCCAAACTTCATCACGATATTCTTTACCGTCTAGGGCAGTATATATCTTGTGTTCTGTCCATTGGACTAAGAAGGTATCATCTTTGGTGTGAGCAACGGTAATGGCCCACTTATCTTCAGCCATTAGTGGATCGATAATAGCCGAAGCTTCTTCGATTGTTTTTACTTCAATCTTCTTCATTGGCTTCGATTTTGTCATTCTGCAATTTTTTCTCTCGAGCCTTCTCTTTGATGAGATCGACTTGGGCTGAAATATAGTCCCCGAAAACGAGATAACCACCAAAGAACAAAACAATAAGAATACTTTCCATAATAAATATCACTCCTTCACTAATTATATGTTATTTCTACTTTTATGCCAATGGAACAAAGTAGAATATGAAGATCGACCAAGACCAAAGTAGGTCGTGGTTCTATGGCAACAATACCATCCTATAAGAGCATTGATTTCGGTTTGAGGATGTTAGTAAGTACACACGCTGGAAGAAAATTGTAACGAAATGTAAATAATTTCTAATGAAAGTCGATATCATTAGAAAGTCTTGTTATATTGGCCGCTGTAGTGTGCGCTGAATGGCATTTTTTTCGCGTTCCTTATGGTGTTTATCGCAAAGCACCTTCACCCACCCATTATTGCGTGCTTGCCCCGGCGAACCACATATTTCGCATGTCTTGTAGGACATTGCTTCTGCAAATTCCACATAGGCATATTGTTCTGTTGTAGCGTTATCCATATAAAATCGTAGACTACCAAACTTTTCCTTAACCTGAGAAATAGTTGGAAGCTCCTTCAATTCATGAGAGACTATTGCTTCAAGTTGTCCAACGGGTTCTATTTTGGCTGTTGGATTATCCAATGCATATTGTAAGCGTGTCTTAGCTCTTTCTACTTTTTGGGACAAGAATCCACAAAGTGTATCGACGATATTGTACCAACCATCGCCAACACTCAGTTCAAAGTCTCCAGATTTTTGAAATAGGTCGGGCCAGCGTTTAGCAAGTTCTTCAAATTGTTGTTCATTCATGATATATTATATGATATTGTATGTGTATAGGTCTATAGACAGGATTTTGATGCAAGATTCCTATGTAGGAAGGCTGTTTAGATTTCCAAATCTGATCAAGAAAATCCAGGTTGATATTCTAAGATATAAATCTCCGAAGACAGAGGAAAAAGTATGGCTATAAATTCAGATACGATCAAATATAAGTCGGACATAAGGCATTATATAAAGTTGTATTCCTATCTATTGTAAAAGCGCCTGATCTTCTTACATCTTCTGAATATGTAAGACCACCAATAGGTTTTGTTTTTATCATTGGAGATTTCTCCACAAAATAATAGTCTTTCATCGGAGCAACCAGTCCAGAATTACATTCTATCAACAGGATTTTTACGATACCCTGAATAATCATTTCCTTTCCGTTTATCATCATTTGTGTAGGAAAATTATAGGAAAATAATACATTGACTAGGTTGAATTTATTATCTTCGTCATCGCCAAATGTTATCGTATTATTAACATCAATGAAAGATTTTATACCAGGTATGTTAGATCCGGGTATTAGTTGCCAATTTACCTCTTTCTGTGGTATCGGCGGTATCGGTGGTTCAACACTAGAAACAATTAGAGGGAAAATAAAGAATGATATTAATATAATAGAAATAATTTTTATCACAACGATAATCTCCCGTGTTCGTGATAATTCAATTGTACGTATAAGAAAACTTCAAAATCATCATATGGTATAGAAACAATTGATAATTCTTTCACTTTATATCTGAAAACCTACATCGTTATACTATTTACCTCTTCTTTAACAATGTATGGTTTGATTAGAATATCAGGAAAAATAATTTTTAGTGCCAACAGATCTTCAGGTGATAATTCAGAAACATATTTAATCAAATTATCAGCCCCAGACATTCTATATTTAATACCAATTAAATATAAATGATATCCAACATCAAATGGATGAATTGACCATTTCTCAATAATTTCGTATTTCAATCTAAAATCCAAGAAAAACAACTACGAATCTTATTCAGAAGGTTTAATGAAGAACGATTCTGGATGATATAAACACCATCAACGGATATATTGATTGCTGTCAGTTCATGTTCATCTATCAATGCCTTATAGGTCTTTAGAATTTTACCATCAATTATATAACCACTAATCGTATAATTGCCTGGACCAATATATCCATATTTTTTTAATTCTTCGTATAAATCAGCACCTAATGTATAAAGAATACCTTGTTGATCTAAATATTCGCCCAATGATCTACCTGTAGGAGTAAAGGCCTGAACGAGAGTATAGTATTGTTTCATTTATCAAATGGAATAGTAGTGTAATGAAGGCGCATGATCGTATATCCGTCACCATCGGCACCCTTATAAATCATTCTGGTCTTACCTTCTACTATTTCTTTGGGGTTCGTTGCTATAGTATGATCGATGTCGCATCCAAGCAAAACTAACATCAGAGATTCTTCTTTGGTAACATCAGCTACATATAGATGAGGATGGGCTATAACAAACTCAAATTCTATATGACTAAACTGGTCGAATTGCGACGGATGATGATTTGTTGATGTACAGCGGCTAAGATCGAAGACAGTTATCACAGATCTGGATTCTTCAGTATATCGAAAGTGCTTTCAACATAAGACCATTTCCAGTGGAGGTCACCACTCGACCACCTATCAATTTTCCCCTTGCGTAGGACAAATTCTAACCAAACTATCTTAGATATATCGGAGTCCATTCTAACTGGAAGCCATGCGAATTTCTTATGCCACTTAGAGAACTCTTCCTTTTCTATCTCTAACTTCTGTCCTTTTGTTGGAATATGGAATATCATTTGCTTACCTTTAGGATATCGAATTCAGTTTCAGCATAAATCCATGTATAGTCCCAGTCGCCCTGGCCCGTATAGACATGTTTACCCTTACGATATATAAACTGGAGCCAACGAATCTCGTGTTCATCGTGCGAAAGTCTTACAGGAGTCCAGGCAAATTTTCTATGCCATACCTGTAGTCTCTCCCTTCTGAGCCTGCATCTTTCCTCATAAGTCGACATCCTAAATCTCATGGTGCCGGGGGTTGTCCCATTGGAACATGAACCGTAACCTTGATAGTATTCTTGTCATGGAGTTCTTTCTCCTCGGCAAGTTCTTCCTCTGTACGCTCACGGCGGATCTTGACAAACTTCATGCCAAGGCGGAAAGTAAGAGCAGCCTCTGGATCCATCTCAATGATCATTTGGCGATCAATATAGCGAAGATCATCCTCGGGTTTATGGTCCACTGGACGAACATCCTCGAGAATGTTAAATTCAGATTCATCCAAACGGCTAAGTACCTCGCGGAACTTACGCTCATCTTTGGGATCAAACTTAAAGGTATATTTTGTCATAGGGTGCTCAAGTTAATAGACTTATTTTAGCACTTGACTTCAAAAAGATCAACTAGTTCATTGTATGAATCAAACTTCATCAATCCAATCAAATTAAATGACAATCTTATTGACATTTCTTCACCATGCGTTAATCGAATAGAGTATGTTGCACTTGGCAGACCGGGACCTAAATCAATACTGGTCAGTGTATTCTTAATTCTATTCAATGATAGGTAATTAGAAAATCTCTCCTGATCTTCCGTTCTTATACGAATAAAACACATCGATGATTTCATTTCTGTTTATAATCTTTCTGGAAGTCCACGTTATGTCTAAGCTTCACAAGCATTGCCTGTTCCGGGGACACAATGACACCAAACCTAATAACACTCTTTTTTACAATCCAGTCGTAATGTTCTTCATACCCTGGGAAGATTTTTTGTTCACGCAACCACTCAAGTTCAGTTGCTTGCTGTTCCTTATCGACACAATACATTAGAGTAATCATTACCGTTTCCAGACATTATTAGGTCCAAATTTCAATCTCAGGAAAACCAAGTCTTCTTCCGGGACCTCGATTATAATAAGAACCCTTCCGGAACCAGGCACAAAATGTGTTCCTATGATCTTAGTATAATTATCCAACATGAAATGTTGATAATCAGCCTTGTCCATCATTAAATTAATCTCAATCAAGACCCTTAACCAACCTTTCCATATCTGGAATACGAGTCTTTGAATTCTTGCTTCCAAGCAATATAATTATCCGCTGACCAACATTGGTGTTTAGAACCATTACAAGGCATCCACCAGCCGGTTTTGTATATCCGGTCTTAGATAATAAGATATCAAGACTATTTGTAAGCGGATTGGTATTAGTTATTTTGATAGGCTTACCATTTGTAGGAATCTCGGCCGATGGCATGCTCGAGAGATGTGTAATAATGGGGTCCTGAGCAGCTATCAGTAATAGTCTTAGGAGGTCATTGGCGGTGCTGGTGTTTTCGGCCGAAAGTCCTGTAGGTTCTGAATAATGTGTACTGAACATTGCAAGTTCATTCGCACGGGCATTCATCTTATCTATACAATCTGGTAGATTGGTACACAATACCTGTGCGGCAAGATTATCTGATTTGACCAATGACAATATCAATAATTCTCTACGTGTCAGCGTTTTTACCTTCCTCGGGATACTGCTCTGCACTTCCCGCTTGGTAGGGATTTCAAGAGCCTCATCTAGATTTTGCTCAGAGGCAAGCAATCCAATCATTAGTTTGCTAATAGATGCGATTGGAAGAATAGCATCCATATCGTGTTCTTTGAGAACTACTCCTTCCGAATCGGCAATGATATAACTCTTTGCACTAAATTCAGGGACGACAAACCTAGGCTTCTTCTGTTTATTAGTTCGTGCATCAGCAGTGCCCACTATGGCAAATGTCAGCGCAAGAGTTGTAAGGAAAAATCTCATATTTTATTATACTATGATATAGGAGACTTGTCAAATGGCTTTATAAACAATGAATCCTTTAGGTGGAATTCATCATTTGGGCCAAGATTTCTTGTTATATCGGTATCCCATGTGGCAAGAATATTTGTTGATATAATGTAGAAGATTGTAAGTGATTCAGGATCAAATATATACTCAATCGTTCTATCTATTATTTTATATGGTATTATTGGCGTCGGCCTCTGTATTAGGGTCCATATCTTCCCAATACATGAATAGCGATCAAGAATCTTAAATTCCTCAATAGTGACTAACGAGTTATTTTTTAGAATAAGACTAATTTCTTTCACTTTGCATCATTTAGCCAGTCTGAAGTCCTTGCTCAGCTGGCTGCCACAATGGCCCAACAGAAACTCTGCCATAGGTCTCTACTGGTGCTGTAAGTGTAGTTCCGTCATCGAGTCTGAAGCTAATATGACCAGCACGATTATTATCGTACAGAAAATTATCTGTTACCATGACCATAAACGTTCCTATAGTATTATCTATAAGTATCATTCCTCTTGTGGTAAATTTTACACTTGCTGGATGCTCTGGATACCAATTAACAGAGATAATTTTATCAAGGTCCGAACCTGTGACCTTGAAATAGCTTGGAACACCATTGGTGATTACGATACCAACTATCCCTGATCCATTAAACGGTGATCCCGGTAATGAAAGTATTGATGCGATAGTTGTCATCGACTATTTATCGTAAAGGAAATGATCTCCTGTATCTATCCTTCAATTCATCTGAAATATACGAGATACGCATCTTTCCAGAAAGGGCTGGATTTTGAAGCTTAATAAGAGAAGCAGCCATGGAATTGATTTTTCCAAAGACGCGGATATATTCTTCTGTTATCCCCGATTCGCTATCTCCTTCAGATTCATAATCATTACCGAGATGGATAAAATCTGAGCCAAGAAGATTTAATTTACCAAGTTCAAACCCGGCCTCATCCCGTGTAAAGAGAAATTCAACTAGAACAAATTCTTTCATATCAATAAAAGTTTTCACATCGATTTTAAGTATATTTTAGTGTATAATTTATTACTTAATATGTCAACGGAATCAGCTAAATAACATAGCATTTAATACTTATGTCCCAGAATATTTATATCCTATCAGATTCAAAAACCAAACCACTTGCCGATCGAATCAGCAAACAAATATCTGTGAATGGAGTATTTGAATCTGAAGGGCTGGAACTAAATGAAACCGTATTATTTAATATGGCTAAAGAATGCCCAACCGAATATTTCTATGTTGTACTATCTTCAAAGGAAATAATCTTTTCTGAATCTGCGTTTAACTTTAAACCTCCGCATTGGGATAATGTTTATTTACATATGTGGAATAATGATCCGGTGGTAAGACTTTTTAATACCAAATTGGTAAAAAATAATCCATCTGCCTATACAGACAAAAAATTAATAGCAGGCGAGATAAAATTGAAGAAGTTAATCAGACCTATCTTTGAATATCCTTTATTCGATATTATATTTCTGAGCTATGATGAATTTACCGCAGATGAAAACTTTAGAAAATTAAAAACACGATTTCCACGAGCTAAAAGAATACACGGTGTAAAGGGTATTCGTGAGGCACATAAGGCCGCAGCAAAAATAGCTTCAACTTCTATGTTTTATGTTGTTGATGCTGATGCTGAAATTAATCCTGCCTTTACCTTTAATTCGCAACTCGAATACATTAACATCAACACGGTGTATATTTGGCATTCAAAGAATCCAGTAAATAATTTAGAATATGGATATGGTGGAGTGAAATTGTTCCCCACTCATGCGGTACTTTCATATACAGGTTCAGCTGTTGATTTCACTACTAGTGTGACTGATAATGTTAAGATAATACCCGAGATAGCAAATATCACCTGCTTTGATACTGATCCATTTTCAGCATGGAGAAGCGCATTTAGAGAATGCGTTAAGTTATCAACAGGCATCATAAATGGGCAACTTAGTCAAGAAACTAAGGAGAGACTTGATATCTGGTGTACAATCGGAAATGGAGAATTTGGCGATTTTGCTGTTGCTGGTGCTATCGAGGGCACAAGATTTGGTACCGCACATATAGGTCAACCGGATATGCTCCGGTTGATTAATGATTTTGATTGGTTAGAAAAGAAATTTAATTCTTAACAAAATTTCCCAAGAATATCTTCGACCATAATATTAATATCTATCTCTAATTTATCTGTCGAAATAAAAATTTTTACGTCGCGCATCTTCTTAAATGAATCTTCCATAATGTCCCATGAAACATTCTTATTCATTGGAATTGGATGTGTTATTTCATTTCCCCTAAGTTCAACAACATTCCCATCATAGTATTGAACTAGAATTTGTTCAATATATTTGGCAGGTATTTCTTTAGCGTCAATTTCTTTTACAATACGATCAAAAACAGAAGGTTTAGCAATTCTACTGATCGCTTTGTCAAGATTGAAACTCGTTGTTGTCTTCTTAGTCATAGACATCTCCCGGCTACCTTTTATTTATATGAATAATGGCCGGATTAACCGGCCATTAAATGGTAGTACAGGTTAGGCTGCTGCCCTAGCTGCATCGCGTTTTAGCTTTGCGGCAACTTTAGCATCGAGA